AAAACTCATCATCTTGTGTAAAGTTATCCCATAACCATTGTTTAAGTTCAGCAAATTTTTCACGTACTTCTTGCTTGTCTTTTTCAGGTAGTATTGTAATATTTAAAAATGTTGGTATGTGTACTAAGTGTGCATTTACAAGGCCGCCACCCATAACATGTCCGTCAATCAAACCAACATTCATCTTTTTAAAATTACTGTTAACTTTCCATTTAATAAATTCAGGTATAGTTTTTATATTGAATATTTGTACTGCTGTTGCAATACTGACATGAATGTTATCTGGCGTGTTGTCTAGCATGCGTAAAGTTTTCTCAACTTGATTAAAGTCAGTCGGAAACCTAATATATTCATCACGCTCTTTATACGAATCAATGCTTACAGCAAACTTAACTTTCTTAAACTTACTCCATATATCAATAAGTTCTTCGTCAACCAGTAAGCCATTAGAATTATATCTTACTAATATATTATCTTGATACCCTTGTGTAATAATTTCTTCTAAAAAGCGTTTATGCTCTTTAATCATTAATGGCTCTCCTCCTGCAAAATATACTTGCTTTAGGTAAGGTATTTGTGCATTAAGCTCTTGCCAAAAAGTATCTTTTTCATGCCATTTATTATTAAAAAGTTTTTTATCCCATTGCATTTGCCTTTTAACTTCTGGGTCTTGTAACACAGGAATAAGTTTTTTATGGTCCGCAACCCATTTACTACTGTCGTGTGGGCTACACATTACACACTTAATATTGCATGTATGTCCTAATCTTAGATCCAGATATTGTAGTTTTTCAGGTACTGTTCCGTCTTCTTGTGTTTGTGCAATAAGCTCTGGAATGTCAACACCTTCGTCATTTTTCCAAGTAGCACTTTCCCATATACGCTTACTAACAATACCTTGTGATTCTTCTTTGAAACAACCTTTACAACTTGCAGGAATTTCTCCACGTAGCATTGTTTTACGTACACTTTTCATGTAATCATTATTCCATGCTTCCATAGGGGTATGTTTACCAAAGTTTGCAGGCTTGCCATCTTCCATCTTTACGAGTCCTACTTCGTGGTCATCGCCCGCACCACTTGCATTAGAAGTACAGCATAATCTCATATCACCATTTGGTCTAGTTGCCATGTGTATCCAAGGTAGCACACAAAAAGATTTTGTAGATGCTTCTGCAAGTTCTCTTTGAAACTTACCTAGTCTAGTATCTTCTTTGTCGTAGTACCAAGTCATTACAGCATTTCTCTTTCTATAAATTGATCTTGCGGTTGTGAAATATCAAAAGTTTTAAACTTGCCACATGTTCTTGCACACATAAGCATTTTATCTTCGTTCCATTTTTTCTTCCATATGTTTTGCCATACATCAGAATTTATAATATTTTTTATTCCTTTTGTTGCATCAAGATTTTGTATGCCTCCGAAGTCGCTTATCATTTTATTGTATTGATTACGCAACATGTCTACAACATCTTCGCAAATATGATCAGGATCATAAAACGTCATTGGAGTTTGTGCTAACCAACAACAAGGTAATAGAGTTTTAAATCCGTCAATGTAAATTTCTTTAATCTTCTGCACATGGCAATCTATCTCTGCTTCATCTAGCACTGACTTATAATCATCAATTACTTCTTTAGGTAAAAAATGTGTCTCAGTATCAGAGGGTGCTTCTAAACTGTATATAGGTATTCTATTTTTGTCCCACACATCATATTTAGGTTCAACTAAAAATCTTGATGTGTTCTTAACTGTGAAATCTTGAAAGCCTACTTCCTTTGCAATCTTTCTACATTCTTCTACTTGGTGCTCGTTGTGTTTAAACTTAATATAGGTCCAGTTAGCACGGCCGCCTGCTTCAATAAATGTTTTTGCATTTTCAATAATTTTATTCCAATCAGTGCCAACCCTATATAATTTATGGGTATCTTCTAAACCGTCAAGTGCAAAATACACACAATGATCTTGTGGTAAAGACTGTGCTAATTCTGTCCACCATTTTGCGTTTCTTAAACTACCGTTTGTGTGAATTCCTATAGCAGTTTTAGGACTTGTTTCTTTTGCGTACTTGCACATTTCAATAAGGTTGTCATTAAGTAAAGGATCTCCAAAGTTGCCGCAAAAGTAGATACGGTTAACTGTTTCTAATACTTCTTTGTTTATAATAGTTTTAAAATCTTCTAGTGTCCAACCAACAATTTTAAGTAATGGGTTTTCAATGCCACTATGTATATTACGTGAACACATAGGACACTTGGCTTGACAATTTGTTGTTAGCTCAATATGTATTGTTTTAAGATCTGAAAATTCAAACATTAAAATCTTCCTATTAACATATAACGTGTATACTTAGGTAACTCTAATTCATCTTTTACTACAATAGATTTTAGTTTAGATTTATTCTGAAAACTAGTAAGACTGTTAGAACAGTTTACATGTTCTTCTAGTTCAAAATAATTATTAGATTGTAAAACTACATCTGTACTCCTTGGTACACGTTTTGCCCATTTATTATATTGTTGTTGTGTAAGATGTTCGCAACTTGTATTAATGACCATGTAAGGTTGCTCAGTATATTCATATTCACACATGTCGGCTGTAACCGCTGTAAATTTTCCTTCCATCTCATAACGTTTGTTTATTGTGTTTGCTATTTCTACACACTTAGGATCAATATCAACACTTGTAATATGTTTAAATCCTATTGTGCTATTGAATAACATATTTGCTAGTACACCGTTCCAACCGCCAAATATGATACAACTAACATTAGAAACATGATTGTGTTTTTGTAATGTTTCAACTAACCATTCTTTGGATTTCAATTGGCCGCCCCAAAAACTTTCAAGTGTACGGTCACGGTCTTCGCTATTCCGAATTGCATCCATCCAAAATTTAACGTCTTCCAATTCAACCTTCATGTAGCACCTTTGGTATTTTGCTGTCTGCACTGCTTACACAAGAGCTAGTAATACATTTAGATGGTGCTTTAAACAGCGTAAAACCGTCTGTAAGCGTGCCTAAAGGCTCATCCGCACAACTATATGCTCTTTTCACTTCAACCCCCCTTATAATGCAACTTTGATACCCTGCATTACAAGTCCAATTTTTAAATTTATTGAATCCAAACGCATTCATTCTTTCTGCTTGATCCAAACCATAATCATTTCCTTTGGCATCTTCTAAATACATCTGCATGACTTGTTCGCCTTTCCAATTTTGCGGAAAGCCTGTTTGCATTTGTTCAATTTGTTGCTTAGTATAACCATCAACTATTCTAGACGCGGTAGGGTCGGACTGCGGTTTAAGAGTGACGTTAATTCCTTTGTCTGCGAATCTACTACAACGTTCATAATATTCTTCAAATTGTTCAGGAACCATAACTTGATTAATTGTAACAAATACTCCTCCTTCCATGAGCTGTATGCATCTATCCCCAAAGTCTTTTTCGTTTGCAAACTCTGCGTGATAACTTGCGGTAATACTGCGACGTGTTAGGTGACTAGTATTATCTATAAATCTTTTCCACCATTTTTCACCAGGACTTAAATTGGTTGTAAGATGTATGCTCTGATACTTAGCCTTATCATCATTTGCATAGTATTCAACTAGATCACCAAACCTTTTGTACGCTGTTGGTTCTCCGCCACTAAAACTAAAATGAAATTCAGTGAATCCGTTTTCTCTCGCTTGTCGTTTGATTTCGTCTATTGTATTTGTATACACTTCAAAATCTTGATGATCTGGAACATTTGAATTTGCGTATGGCCAACAGTAACTACAACTATAATTACAAAAGCGACCAAGTATCCAACTCACGTTAAACAACGGTTCGTCCAGCATTGTTTTTTGTCCAAACTTAACAATGTTATGAAACGGAATAAGAGTAAAATCATTCATATATGTACTTATTAACTACGCATATAAATACCTGTATGTTTGAAACAGTCAAAGAGTTCGAAAAACAGATAGCAGACTATTATGATGCGCCATATGCAGTAGCAACAGATAGTTGCACACATGCAATAGAACTTTCACTAAGACACGATAATCCAAAAGTTAAATTGACTATTCCAACTAGAACTTACATAAGCATTCCGTTTACACTTAAAAAACTTAACTTGAATTGGAGTTTTGTAAATGTTAAATGGAGCGAATACTATTTCATTGGTGGTACAAGAATTATAGACGGTGCAGTAAACTTTGCTAGAAATAGTTACATAACAGGACAATTAATGTGTCTAAGTTTTCAACACAAGAAAATGCTTAGTTTGGGCAGAGGCGGCGCAATACTATGTCCTACAATACAAGATTACACAACACTTAAACAAATGTCCTATGACGGAAGAACTGATGACAAGCCGTGGGCAGAACAAAATATTAAACAAATAGGATATCACTATTACATGACTCCTGAAACTGCTGAACTTGGTATAGAAAAATTAAAAACTGTACAAGCAGATAAGTTATGGACTAGTGAAGATTATCCTTATCTACCTTCAATGGAGGTATTCGATGGAGCATAATATTTGTCCTAATTGCGGTTATGATTTAGATAGTAAAAGAATACAGGATGGTAAATTTACAACTGAAGAAATAATCGAAGCAATGAAATCTATATGTCCTGAGGCATTCGATGAACAGTAATGAATGGGGACAACTTAAAAAGGTAATAGTTGGTGTTGCAGACAATGCCAAGATTCCTAAAGATATCGATGTAAGTTTACGCTGTGTAAATTTTGCAGATAAGGTTGACGAAAGCAAAATTCAAAAAGGTCCTTATCCACAACAAGTAATAGAAGAAGCAAATGAAGATTTACAAATCTTTGTAGATTTTTTAAAAGGAGAATCAATTGAAGTTTTACGCCCTAATGTTAATGATTGTAACTATTATAATTATTGTCCACGAGACTCGGTATTTGTACACGGGGATTTAACACTTGCTACACCTATGCCAATTAAGGCAAGAAAAGATGAATGGCGAGCATTTGAAAAACATTTAACAGATCCTTTACAGGTCCCTTGTTATCATGAAACAAAGTTGTACAATACAGATTGTATAGGCAACAAAGACATCCTTGCACTTACAGAATTTGCGCCGGCTTTTGATGCTGCAAATATTATTCGTGCAAACGCAGATGTATTATACTTGATAAGCAACAGTGGCAATAGATTAGGTGCCACACTATTGCAAAATGCTTTAGGTGATACTGTTAAAGTACATCTTCTTGAAGATGTTTACAGTTACATGCATATTGACAGCACTGTGGCATTTTTGCAAGAAGGATTATTGCTTGCAAATCCAAGTAGGATCAAAAGCAAAGAAGATTTACCTGAACCATTTAGTAGTTGGAAAATTATTTGGTGTCCTGATCCTGTAGACATAGGACACTATCCAGGTTGGTGTAATGCAAGCACTTGGATCAACATGAATTTGTTTAGCGTAAATACAAAGTTAGTAGCATTAGAAAAAAATCAAGAACCATTACGTAAGGTCCTTGAGCAGCACGGAATAGAATGTGCTATGTTACCAATGCGACATCAACGTACACTAGGCGGTGGGTTCCACTGCGTAACATTGGATATAGATAGACATGTGGACTAAAGGAAAATGTCCTGTAATCTGGGACGAAGAGTACAAAAAATTCGACTATGTGAGACAACCTATTACAGGTGAAGAATCTGTCGCTTGGAGAAGGCAAGGTTATTCACACAAAAACACAACAGGTAAAATGTACGACAGTCGCAATCCTATGCCAGACTACGTAGATGAAATTGCACAAATGCTTAATTTACGTAATCCTGGTTTTGTATTCTACAAAATGGAAACATTAGATATTATGCCTACACATATAGATCATTACAATACCTATTGTAAAGTTTTCAAAAAGGAACGACAAGAAGTTAGGCGTGCTATTGTTTTTTTAGAAGATTGGAAACCTGGACACTACTTTGAAGTTGCTGATAGAGCATTTGTGAATTGGAAAGCAGGTGAATTTGTATTATGGCAACCTGACACTCCGCA